CAGGATCGTTCACCGATGTGATCAACGCCGTGGCGCAGGGGCGCAACTACGGCTACAGCCTGGTGGAGAAGGTGTTCAGCCCTGTTTTGCTGGATGACGGACAGGCTACCGGAGTATCCGCGCTTCGCTACCGCGATCCCTCCACCTTCGAGTTCGTCACCGACGCCTACGGCACTCTCATCGAGTTCCGGCAGCGCGCAGGCGGGCAGTTGAACGTGCTGGACCTCAATGACTTCATCTTCTACGTCCACGCCCCAGAGAACGATCCCTACTACGGGCAAAGCGATCTGAAGGCCGCTTACCGCGCGTGGTACGCCAAGGACACGCTGATCAAGTACTGGCTGCAGTTCCTCGAGCGCTTCGCCAGCGGCTTCGCCGTGTTGAGCGCCAAGGACACCACCGCCCCGCGCGCCGGCACGGCCGAGTACGCGGCGATGCAGACCATGCTCGCAGGGTTGAAGGGCGCTGCGGGGGTGCTGGTGCCGCAGGGCATGGAGTTCAAGCTCGAGATGTCCCAGACGACCGACATGTATCAGGAGGCGATCGTGTTCTTCGACATGGCGATCGCCAAGAGCCTGCTGGTGCCGAACCTGCTGGGCGTTAGCCACACGGGGCGCACCGGCTCCTTTGCACAGTCCCAGACGCAGCTCGAGGCGTTCTATTGGACCCTCGATGCCGACAAGACGCGGCTGGAATCGGTACTGAACGAGCAGCTGTTCAAGCCTCTGGCGCGCTACAACTTCAGCGACGGGCAGGGGCCGTGCTTCCAGTTCAAGCCCCTGTCGGAGGAGCGCCTGAAGTGGCTGGTGACCACCTGGGGCACGCTGATCACCGGGAACGCGGTGGTGCAGACCGAGGAGGACGAGGCGTATTTGCGCACCATGCTGAACATGCCGGCGCGCGAGCCCGACAGCACCCCGCTGGTGACCACGGCGCAGAAGATGGCGCAGGAGCAGGCCAGCGCGCAGCTCGCCGCCGACCAACAGAACCGGGCGGACGCTGCACAGCAGCAGCAGACCGATCGCGCCGCAGTGGGTTCTCAGTACCAGGCTATCGTCTCACAGCTCGAGGCCATCCAGGTTCGCATGGCGGCCCTGCAGTCGCCTGGCACAACGATCAACGTGTCCCCTGTCCCTTCCGTGGGCGACCCATCCACACAACCATCGTCTCGCGAAGGTGCCGACACCACGAAGGGGCAGGGGCATGTTCATGTGCACGGGCCACGCTTCTCGCCGCGCTCCCCGTTCAACGCCGCCGTGCAGCGCGTGGCGTTCGCCGTCATCGACAAGCACCAGACGGACGCCACGGCTCAGCTGGTGCAGGACGCCGCCCGGTTTGTGGCGAAGGCGGTATATCGCATCGTTGGGGATAACGGAGCACTAGCGAAGCTCACCGACGCGAACCCCGAGGACATCTCGAGTGCGGCGTTCAGCGGCGATGAGGTGGGCAAGCTTAAAGGCATCTTCAAGCGCGCGCTGGGCAACAGCTACATCGACGGGGGCAACGCGGCGAGGAACGAGATGGACCGCGCCGGGTTCCAACCCACGGCGCAGCGCCGGACGTTCGCCGAGATACGCTCAACCTTCGCTGACGTGCGCAACGTGGCCGCGGAATACCTGGACGCGAACGGCTTTCGAATCGCGGGGAACGTGTCGGACGCGACGCGCAGCATCATCCAGCAGGAGCTGCTGAACAGTTTGAAGTACGGGCGCGGGGTGGCGGAGACGCGCGCCGCGATCTGGGACCGGCTCGTGGCCAAGGGCATGACCAGCGCCGAGGCCGCGCGCGGCGTGGAGACCGACGCCGGGGTGAACGCCGCGCTGGACGCGCTGTGGGTGGACACCGAGGCCGAGGCCGCCGCGTACCTGAACACCCTCTCCCGCACCAACCTGTTCGACGCGATGAACGAGGGGCGGTTCAGCGAGTTCACGGACCCGGCGCTCGGCGGCTTCGTCGAGGCGCTGGAGTACAGCGCGGTGCTGGACGACCGCACCACGGAGATCTGCCAGCAGCTGGACGGCGCGGTGTGGGCGGACGACAACCCGCTGTGGGACACGTACCGCCCGCCGAACCACTACAACTGCCGCTCCATCCTCATCGCCATCACGCAGGTGGACGTGGCGAACGGGGAGTGGGACGGCGCGGAGTCGAGCGAGCCGAGTGTGCAGCCAGCCGATGGCTTTGGACCGGGAGAGAAAGGCTAATGCTGATTCAGAACGCTGAGATATTCGCCGCCGGCCAGTGGCCGGGGCAGGGCGCGAACGGCCTCACCTTCACCGAGGCAGACCTCGACGGCATCGTGTCCTCGTTCACCTCGCTGGACCTGAAGGGCCGCATCCCGCTGAAGATGGGCCACGACGGGGAGGACGCGCGCACGAGCGACACGGCCCCGGCGCTCGGCTGGGTCACGGCGTTGCGGCGCGACGGCAACAAGCTGCTCGCCGACATCCAGCTCACCTCCGACAAGCTCGCCGAGATGATCAAGGCGGGCGCGTACAAGTTTGTTTCGGTCGAACTGCTCCGCAACGTCCAAGCCCACACGCGGCAAATCCCGTGGGTGCTGGACGCGGTGGCGCTGCTAGGAGCGACTGCCCCCGCTGTCGGCATCCTCAAAGACTTACAGGCGTCCATGCAGTTCCGTGCGCGGCGGTCTCCGCTGCGCGGCGAGCGGCTGGCGTTCAAGCGGGAAAACGTCAACCCACATGGAGAGAGACACGATATGGAGCAGAAAGACGTAGAAGCTCTTGTCGCCAAGGCTGTCAAGGATGCGAACGACGCGACGACCGCGAAGTTCACGACCGAGATCGCCGGGCTCAAGGGCAAGCTCGACACGAGCGAGGCCGACGCGGCCAAGGCTCGCGCCGAGGCGCACCGCATGGCGGTGATGGCGCCGATCGAGAACGGCATGCGCGACGGCCTGATCAACGGCGCGGCTAAGGACCAGTTCGTGAAGATGAACGCAGTCACGGACGACACCAAGGTGCTGCTGGTCAAGCCGGCGATGGCTGAGGAGTTCGTCAAGGACGCCGCGGAGCTGGCCCGCTTCAAGGGGCCGGGCGCGCCGAAGCGCAAGGCGAGCGCAGGTGCGCAAGAGCCGTCGCTGACGGACATGAGCACGGCCGCGGTAGTGGACTTCCGCATCGAGGAGCGCGTGATCAAGATCGGCGGGAAGCTGAACGACTACCCGACGCTGGAGAACGCCCGCCGACACGTGCTCAACACCGACCCCGATCTGGCCAAGCAGTACTTCGCGTCTCACAGCGCGCAGTACGTGCCGCCGTCGGCCCAGTAACCTACAGGAGACACAAGGATTATGACGACTCACATTCGAGAGGAAATCCTGCAGGTCACGGCCGCTGAGGACCTCAGCACCGCAGCGATGCGGTACAAGGTGGTGACGTGGGGCGGGACGATCGCCGCCAACGTGAAGCAGATGGCGGGCATCCTGAAGTTTGGTGCCAACTCCGGTGGCGTCGCCTCGGTAGTGGTTGAGGGGTACACCAAGGGTGATTGCGCGATCGCGATCAGCACCGCAGGGTGGCCGCTGAAGGCGACGACGAGCGGGTGGCTGACGGCCGCCGCCTCGGGCGATCAGGTGCTGGGCCGGTACATCGGGCAGGTGGCGACGGCGAGCGGGGACCGCATCCCAATCGGCCTCGACGCTAGGGCGCTCGGGTTCTGGACCGGTCAGTAACAGTAGCAACTCACAGGAGATTCAACAGCTATGGCATTTTCAGTACAGCGTGAGTTGCACATTGATACGCACCTCACGAACCTCGCTATCAACTATAGGCCGCAGAACTACATTGCGGACCAGATCGCGCCGATCGTCCCGGTGAACAAGGAAAGCAACAGCTATCCGATCTTCAGCCGGTTCGAGGCGTTCGCGATCGAGGACGCCACGCGCTCGCGTGGCTCAGAGGCTAAGAAGCTGACGCGCTCGGTCAGCTCTGCGAACTACCTCGTTCGCAACTACGCCTACGGGTTCGACGTGACGATCGAGGACCTCGCCAACATGGACGATGGGTTCCGTGGCGAGCTGGACCTCGGGGCCGCGAAGTACCTCGTGGGCAAGCTCGGGCTCGACATGGAGCGCCGGGTGCTGAACCTTGCGAACGTCGCGGGCTCGGTCTCGACTACGTGGCTCTGCGGATCGAGCTGGGCCACTCCCGGCACGAACGCCGGGGACCCGTTCTCGCAGGTGATGCAGATGATCGAGCAGGTGCAGGGCACGGTTGGGCAGCGGCCCAACAGCATCCTGTGCGGGTGGCGGGCGTGGAATTTCATGCGCCGCAACTACAACATGCGGAACCTCATCAACGGCGTGAACAACCGTGGCGGCACGGTGGCGCGCGACTCGGTGGCGGCGATCTTCGAGGTCGATCGGTTCATCGTGTCGGACGCGCTGTTCCACACCGCGAACGAGAACGCCACGTCCTCGGGACAGCTGACGAACCCCATCCACGACAAGCTCTTTGCGTACTTCGCGCCCACTGCGCCGAGTCGCGAGGACCCGTCGTGGATGTACTCGTTCCGCTGGACCCCGGACGGATACCCCGCCCCGTTCACCGTCGAGCGCCATCTGTACGACACGCGCAAGAAGGTGGAGACGATCGAGGCTGGGTACTTCCAGGACGAGCGCGTCACAGGCTTCGACTACGCCGGGTGCATCAACGGCGTGGGCTCGGCGCAGGCGACGGGACTGGTTTGATCGGGTAGTCATGGGAACTTGCCGGGCGGTGATGGTGCCGCCCGGCCTTTTACAACAGGAGGCGGGGAAATGAATGATGTAACGAAAACTGCGGAGAACGAGGCACAGGCTGCGTACGTTCGAGTGCGGGAATTCTTAGCCGGGCCGCAGAACAGCGGGCTGCTAGGAATGCTCACGGTGCTGTGGCTCAAGGACCCGGATAACCCCAGCATGTGCAAGGTGTGGCAGCAGGCTGGCGGCGCGGTGGACCACGCGGCGGCCGCGGGCGAGATGCTCAAGCAAGCCTCGCTGCACCAGATCAACTTCAACAGTACAGTGACCGCGCGCTTGGCGAAGCTGGAGAAAGAGGAAGCGCGCATCGTACGGGTGGTGCAGTGAGCGGCCTGAGCATCAACCTGCACGCCCTCGGCATGCCGTTCGACGGCACCACGGTGGCGAAGCAATCGCTCGGCGGCAGCGAGAGCGCTGCCTACTACCTCGCGCGCGGGCTCGCGGCCCGCGGGCACAACGTGATCTGTTGGACCTCGATGAACGAAGACTCCAAGGCCGACGGCGTGATGTACCTCAGCGCCGGGGACTATACCAAGGAGGCGCCACTCGGCACCCGGTTCGAACACTACGCGCGCAATACGCCACACGACGTGCTGATAGTGCAGCGCGGGGCCATCGCCTTCCACCGCCCGTTCGCGTCGAAGGTGAACATCTGGCAGCTGCACGACCTCGCGCTGCACCGCTACTCGACGCAGATGATGGGCGGGATGTGGCAGGTGGACGCCGTGACGTGCGTCAGCCAGTTCCACCACGATCAGGTGCAGAAGGTGTGGGGCCTGAACCCAGACGTGCTGCACATCGTCCGCAACGCCGTGGACCCGGCGCTGTACGAGGGGCCGCGCGCGGACCTGCCAGCCGCGCTCCCGCAGGGCTGCTTCCGGCTGCTGTACCAGTCTCGCCCTGAGCGTGGGCTGGAGCACCTCGTTCGACCCGGCGGGATCATGGACCGCGTGAAGGACTTGAACGTAAAGCTCATCGTGACCACCTACGACAACAACCCGCCGCAGATGCAGGGTTACTACCGCCAGCTCGCCGAGTGGGCGCGGGCGTTGCCGAACGTCATCCAGTACCAGCCGCTGAGCAAACCGCAGCTCGCGGCGCTACAGTGTTCGTGCGACCTGCTCCTTTACCCCACGGAGTTCGAGGAGGTGTCCTGCATCACGGCGATGGAGGCGATGCACGCCGAGCTTCCGATGCTCACCTCCGCGCACGCCGCGCTGCCGGAGACTTGCAAGGACTCAGGCACCACGCTGCTGCCGCTGAAGGACGGCGCGGTGGACGAGGACGCGTTCGTGGACGACCTGCGCTCGCTGGTGCTAGACGCCGAGACGCAGCCCGACGATTCAGAGCTGGCTGGAATGGCGGTCACGCAACGCGCCGCGTCCAAGCACTGCGGTTGGGACGGGCCGGTG